GTGACGCTCGCGACCAAGCTACGCCTGGCGCAGCAAAGCCGCTACGACAAGGCAGCCGCGTACACCGCGGCTCGAGACGCAGCCAAGCCCAAGCTTTGGGAGGTGAGCGGCGGGTAACAGGAGCGGACGTTATCCGGTGGATCGAGCTGCACTGCCGGATCCCGGAAGGGGCACTCGTCGGGCGGCCGGTGAAGCTGACGCCGGAGCAGAAAGCGTGGATCAGGCGGATCTACGACACGCCGACGAGGACGTTCATCCTTTCGATGGCGCGGAAGAACGCCAAGACTGCCTTAGCGGCGTTTCTGCTCCTCGTACATCTGGTCGGGCCGAAGTCGAAGCAGAATAGCCAGCTTTTCTCAGCGGCGCAGTCTCGGGATCAGGCGGCGATTCTCTTCGCCCTGGCGGCCAAGGTTGTGCGCATGTCGCCGGACCTGCGGGGCGCGGTAATGATCCGCGACACGGCGAAGCAGTTGTACTGCCAGGAGCGCGGCACGCTTTACCGGGCGTTGTCGGCGGATGCGTCGACGGCTTACGGCTTATCGCCGGCGTTCGTGGTGCACGACGAGCTCGGCCAGGTGCGCGGGCCTCGCTCGGAACTGTACGAGGCGCTCGAGACGGCCGCGGGGGCGCAGGCCGAGCCGATGTCGATCGTCATTTCGACGCAGGCGCCGACTGACTCTGACCTGCTCTCGCTCCTGATCGACGACGCTAAAACCGGCGTGGACGAGCGTGTGAAGGCGGAGCTCTACACCGCGCCGAAGGATGCTGACCCGTTCAGCGTAGAGGCGATCAGGGCGGCTAATCCGCACTTCGACGCCTTCATGAACCGGGAGGAAGTGCTGCGGCAGGCTGCGGAAGCGAAGCGCCTGCCGAGCCGCGAGGCCGCCTATCGCAACCTTGTGCTTAACCAGCGGGTAGAGGCGCATAACCCGTTCGTCACGCGCGAGGTATGGCTGCGCAGCGCAGCCGCGCCACCGCAGGAGATGGAAGGACCGATTTATGGGGCGCTCGACCTGGGCGCGACGGCCGATCTGACGGCGTGCGTCTGGGTATCACCGGGAGATGCTTGGGCAGTGTGGCCGCAGTTCTGGCTGCCGGAAGATGGACTCAGGGAGAAGAGCAAAGCGGATCGCCAGCCCTACGATCTGTGGGCGCGCGGCGGACATCTCGAGACGACCCCCGGCGCCGCGATCCAGTACGAGTACGTGGCCGAGTACCTGCGCGGGATATTCGACCGCTGCGAAGTGCGCGAGGTGGCCTTCGACCGCTGGAACATGAAGCATCTGCGGCCCTGGCTTGAGCGCGCGGGCTTCTCGGAAGAGGAGCTAGAACGATTCATCGAATTCGGGCAGGGCTTTCAGGATATGTCGCCCGCTCTGCGGTCGCTTGAGGCGCTATTGCTCGAGGGCAGGCTACAGCACGGAAATCATCCGGTACTCGAAATGTGCGCGAAGCATGCGGTGGTGCAAACCGATCCCGCCGGCAATCGAAAGTTCACCAAGGCCAAGGCATCCGGAAGGATCGACGGCATGGTTGCTCTTGCGATGGCGGTTTCGGTCGCGTCACGGGCCGAGCAACTGGCCGAGGAATACGTCACGGGGGAACTGATCGCGCTATGAAGCTTTTCGACTGGTTCCGCAAACCCGAGCAGAAGGACGCGAGCTTTGAGACAGTGCTGCGCCTGCTCGCGGCGCAGCAGGGTCTGATCGGCGGCGTGACGCCGGAGACTTGCATGCGCTCGCCGACCGTGCACGCGATCGTGACGGCAGTTTCCAGGCGCTTTTCGTCGACTCCCGTACACGTCTACGAGAAGACCACGAAGAACGGCCGAGAGGTAAAGGAGAAACTGCCGAATCACCCGATAGCGCAACTGCTGCGGCGCCCGAATGAGTGGCAAAGCGAACACGACTACTGGCAGGACGCCGTGAGCTCATATCTGCGCCACGGTCGCTACATCGCGAAAATATCGCGCGGGACGACGGGGCCGATTCGCAGGCTCTATCCGGTCAATCCTGCGCAAGTCGAAGTGAAGCAAAATGTTGACACGCTCGCGGTAACGTTCATGCATCAGGGGCAGGAGTGGCCGTTCGAGAAGGTGCATTTCGTGCGCTGGCCGTCGCGGGATTTCTTTTCCGGCGACTCTCCGGTGAAGGATGTCACGACAACGATTGCGCTCGAGATCGCGGCCGAGGAATACGGTGCTTCGTTCTTCAATAATGGCGCCGTGCCGCTTCTGATCTTCAACTACGCGCAGGGCACCAAGGGCTTTAAGACGCGCGAGGGTGAGAAGCAGTTCATCGAAATGTTCCAGGAAGCATTCTCCGGGAACAAAAGGCACAGGGCGTTTCTGCTTCCGCCGGGGATAGAAACAGGCGATCCGGTGAAAGTCGAGAACGACAAGGCGCAGTTCCTGCAGACGCGGCAATTGCAGCGGACGGTGATTGCAGGCGCGTGGGGCATCCCGCCGTATTACGTCGGCGATCTCACCTCCGGTAAATACGACAACGTGGAGCAGCAGACGGAGGACTTCACGCTCAACGTCATCATGCCGATCGCGCGAGCCTTCGAGTCCGCGATGGAGCGCGACTTTCTCACGCCGGCCGACCGTAATGCCGGGCTGATCATCCGCTTCAACCTGGATGCCGAGCTGCGCGCGTCGTTCATGGATCGTCAGATCGGGCTTGAGAAGCAACTGCATAACGGCGTCATCAATCGAAACGACTGGCGCGAACGCGAAGCGTACCCGCCGCGGACCGACCCTGGCGGCGAAGAGTATCTGCAATCAGTCCAGACGCAGCCGAATGCGCCGCAGAGTGGCGGACAGCCTAAGTCCGAGGAGAAACCCGATGCCGATGCCAATGCCAAACTCCGGCGAGTCTCGTGAAGATTTCCACGCCCGCTGCATGGGTGACGAAATGATGAACGAGGAATTTCCCGACGCCGCGCAGCGCCGCGCCGTGTGTCAAAGGCAGTGGGACGGGATGAAAAACGCCGCTGCTCCCATGCGCCTTACGACGCGCCTGGAAATCAAATCGCTTTCGGCGATGCAATTCGAGGGCCACGGCGCCGTGGCGGGCAATGTCGACTACGGCGGCGACGTCATTCTGCCTGGAGCTTTCCAGCGAACGCTCGCGCGCCACAAGGCCGAGGACACGGTTCCGGCGATGTTCTGGATGCACAACGAGACGCAGGTTCCTGGCAAATGGCTTGATCTGCGCGAGGACGACAAGGGGCTCGCCGTCAAGGGAGAGCTCGCGCCTACGGATCTCGGGAAGGAGATCCACACGCTGCTCAAGATGCAGGCGGTGAGCGGCCTTTCGATCGGATACCTGCCGTTGCCAGGCAGCGTTGAATACGACGATAGCGGCGTGCGGATTCTGAAAGAGGTTGAGCTTTTCGAGGTTTCCATCGTGGCTCTCCCCATGAATCCAAAGGCGCAGATTGCGCATGTGAAGTCTCGTCTTTCCGCGAACGGCGAATACGTGCCGCGCGAGGACGAGGTCGCCGATCTCAAACGTGCGCTTGAGCGCTTTCTGCGCGACAAAGGTTTCAGCAAAAAGCTGGCGATACATTACGCCAGCAACCTATTCAACGGAGCCGGCGCGATGCCGGAGCCGAAGAACGATCACGGCGGGACGCCGGCGGTCAACCGCGAATCCAAAGGTGAGACACCGGAGGAGATCGAGGTGAATGCTGGTCTAAGCGACTTTCGCGCGAGGCAAACGCTGTACGAGTTGGATAAACGCCTCAAGCGTTACATGCGCTGACCAGAATCCGGCAGTTCAACCGACGAGGCCCGAATGGGCCTTTTTTATTGGGAGTTGAAAAGTGGCGAACGAAATCCTCCAGAAAATCGACGAGTTCGGCGAAGCCGTTGTGCAGATGCGCAAGGCGAACGACGAAAGCCTCGCCGAGATGAAGAAGGGCAACGAGGCCCGCGCGAAGGAACTGGAAATCCAGTCCGACCGCTGGAACAAGAAGATCGACGAGCTCGTGAAGCTGACGGGTGCGCTCAACCGGGAGAACGAGGCGCAGAAAACGCGCATCGAACTCCTGGAAGCGCTTGCCGAGCGCCCGAAGGGCACGCAGACGGAGCAAGTGCAGCAGAAGCACGCGCAGACGTTCGTCAAGTTCCTGCGCAGCGGCTTCAAGGACCAGTCGCTCGAGGCCGAATGCAAGGCGCTCCACAAGCAGGCGATCGAGGCCGAAACCAAGGCGAACGAGGTGCTGTCGGGCACCGCGCTCCAGGGCGGCAATGCCGTGCCGAAGATCCTGTCCTCGGCGATCGAGACGCTGGTGCTCAAGCAGTCGGACATCCTGCCGGAAGTGAACCGGGTCATGGCTGGAAGCCCGGACTACAACGAACTCGTGACGATCGCCGGCGCGAACGGCGGGTGGGTAGCGGAGACCGGAACGCGCAGCCAATCGCGCGCGCCGAATCTGCGCAAGGTGACGATTACCCACGGCGAGCTGTACGCCTTCCCGCGGGCGAGCAACTGGTCGCTCGAGGATCTTTTCTTCGATGTGGTCGGCTGGCTCACGCAGGACGTGGCGGACACGATGGCAGTTTCCATCTCGACCGCGATCCACTCCGGCAGCGGTTCATCTCAACCGACCGGCATGGTGAACACCACGCCGACGAACGTCGACGACTACGCGTCACCGATGCGCGCTGCTGCGGTGTACGAGTACATCGCCACGGGCTCTTCGCCGATCACTACCGAGCCGTCGATCGACGACTTGATCGACCTCCAGGTGGCGGTGCGGCGCCCGTATCAGCCGAACGCCAAGTGGGCGATGAACTCGATCACGGTGGGCAAGCTGCGGCAGAAGAAAACCACGGATGGCTTTTATCTGTGGCAGCCAAGCGTGCAAGCCGGGGTGCCTGACACTCTGCTCGGCAAGCCCGTGATCATCTGGGAGGACATGGCGAACTACGCCGGCTCCGCGTTGCCGATCGCTTACGGAGATTTCCGCCGCGCGTACACCTACGCGACCATCGGCGGGATGTCGATGATTCGCGATAACGTGACCGTGCCGGGGTTCACCAACTTCCTTACGGCGCAGCGTGCGGGTGGCATTCCGAGAAACAACGACGCTGTGAAGTTCCTGAAACAGATCGCGTCGTAAGCAGTTCCTTGAAGGACGGCGGGCCGGCTCATCACCGGCTCGCCTTTTTCATGCTGACGCATTACGAGAACAAGGCAGGGCCGAGAGTTTCGGCCAGGCAGCAAACGTGGTTCATCGTCGCGTCGGGGCCATCGCTTACACGCGAAGATGTGGACAGCATCAAAGGCCAGCGGCGGGTGCTGGTCATCAACGACAATTTTCTCCTCGCGCCGTGGTCCGACGTGCTCTATGCAAGCGACGGGCAATGGTGGGAATGGCACGCCGAGCGCGTGAAGTCGTTCAAAGGGCGGAAGTTCACGCAGGATGAAGGGGCCGCGAAGCGCTACGGGCTGGAGTATGTCCGCGGCCGGGATGCCGACGGGATTTCACGCGACCAGGCGGTGATACACACCGGCGCCAATTCTGGCGTTGCCGCGATCAACCTCGCGGTGATGAGGTTCAGCGCGCGCCGAATCGTTTTGCTTGGCTTTGACATGCAGGCTACCGGCGGCAAGGCGCACTGGTTCGGCGAGCATGCCTGGATTCAACGCGACCCGGCGGAAGGGACGTGGCATAGGTGGCTCAGGCGCTATCAGGTGGTCGCCGATGATGCGCGCGATATGGGCATCGAGATCATCAACGCAACGAGGGAGACTGCGCTGCGATGCTTCCCGCGCGTGCCGCTTGCATCCTTGCTACCGGCCCTAGTCTGACGCCGGAGGTTATCGCGGCAGCGCGCCGCGGGCGCGCGCTTGGCGCATGGGCACTTTTCGGCATAAATCACGTTTACCGTGACGTGCCGGAGCTTGACACGTTTCTCGCATGCAACGTCCAGTATTACGAAACTCAGTGGGCGCGCGGGCTCCGTGAGCATCGCGCCGAGAAATGGATTGCGGTAGACGAGAAGCAGCCGGAGCGCTTCAGGGCGGCGATGAAATTCGGGCTTAACGTGATCGCTGGCGAGTGGGGCGATGGCTTCAGCAAAGATCCATGCCGCCTTCATTACGGCCATTCGTCAGGTTT